TTTCCAAACTAAATTATATCAGGCATTAAACGTGCCATTATCAAGATTGCAACCAGCTACTGGTTTCTCTCTTGGCAGAACTACTGAGATTACACGTGATGAGATTAAATTTAATAAGTTTATTGCTCGTCTACGTAAAAAGTTTTCTGGACTGTTTAGTGGTGCTTTGCGTGTTCAGTTAGTCGCTAAAGGTATTATTCGTAATGAAGAATGGGCTACTATTGAACAAGCAATACAATATGATTATCAACAAGATAATCATTTCACTGAATTAAAAGATAATGAGTTATTGTTGCAAAGATTAGCTGCTTTACAACAAGTAGAACCTTATATTGGTCGTTTCTATTCTAGCACATGGATCCGTAAGAATGTTCTTGGGCAGACTGATGAAGAAATTGAAATTATGCAGAAAGAAATGACTGAGGACAAGATTGAACAAATGCAGTTGGCTGACGAACAAGGTAGATTAGCTGCAGTAACGCAAGTTGCACAGCAACAGCATTTAGCTGATAATGGTATGGGTGGTAATGAAGTATCACCTGACCAACAATAAAGAAGGAGATATAGTATGAGTGATAATGTAAAAAATTTAATTTCTGCAATCGCTGCTGGTGATGCAGTAGAAACAGAGAATGCATTTAATGCAACTATGGCAGAAAAAATTTCAGCCAAATTGGATGATATGCGCATTACTGTTGCACAAGGTATGTTTAAAACTGCAGTTGAAACTGAAGAAACACCTGCAGCTGAAATTACCGATGAAACTCCTGCGCCTGTTGTTGAAGAAGAATTTGATCTAACTGAAGAACAAATTGACGCAATGACTGAAAAGCAGTTAGATGAGATTCTTACAAAGAAAACACCAGCAAGTAAAGTAATTAGTGACTTCGTTCATAGCGATGATCCTAAATTTGCTGGAGATACAAAGAAACAAAGAATTAAAAGAGCACTCGGTGCATATTATGGTATGCACCCAGAGAAGTCTAGAAAATAATGTTTTATAAAGAATTTACAAAAACTATTTCTGGTGCGGATGAAACCATTCGCTCTTATGGACATTTAATACAAAATATTAATGGGACTATTTTTGTAGATAAAGAAGAAACTAATTTTAAGAGTTTGGAAGAAGCAAGAAAATACATTAAAAATAAACACTGCTCAGAAGCGATAGAAGATGAGATTATAGAAAAACAATACGAAGAGATTTCAGAAAATCGTATCGCTAATATTATTAAAGAACATCACGATATTAAAGTTACAGATACTCTAATAGAATCATACCTCGAACTTGCTTCTTCTAAAATTTTTACTGTAGATCCAGTTGTTCAAGAAATTAGAAAACTTAATAAACTAGACTCCCTGATTGAGAGTAAGTTACACTACGAATTAAAAGATGGCAGTATAGTTGCGATTGATGAACAAACGCAAGAACAACTAAATAATTTATTGGCAAATCATAAAGACGTTGTTGAATATATGCGTGAAACGAAAGACAACTTCTTTAACGTAGTTAATAAGATTAAGGAATAAAAATGGCTGTCACAAAGACAATTATAAAAAATACCAATCAAGAGACAATCGTAAAGATTGCTGGAACAGCTGGTAATGCTACCATCGATTTACAAACTGATTGTTTAGCATCTACTCAAGCATTAGATGGCGCAACTCAAAGAGTTGATATTTGCACTGCTATGGTAACTGGTCTTTTAGGTTCTGCTGTAACTGTAGTTCGTAACTCAGTTCCAGTATTAGCATTTGCAGGAGAGAATGCATCCTTGTTTGATTTTGAAGGGCAGGGATTTAGAGATAATACAGAAAATAGTAGCGATATCGTTGTTGCTATCTCTGGTGCTGAAGCCCATATCTATTTGACATTACGTAAAGTTAGTGGATATGCAACTAAAGTAGAAACTGCTCAGTTTGGTTCTTATGACAACCCAGCAGTAGTAGGGAGCTAACAATGAAACTAATTAGAGAAGTTACAGAATCTGTAAATCTTATTACCGAAGATAAATTAGGTAAAGGTAAACAGTATTATATTGAAGGTGTTTTCCTTCAATCAGAAATTACCAATCGTAATGGTCGCTCTTATCCAGAAGCAGTTATGGATAAAGAAGTTGGTCGTTACATGGAACAATGCGTTAAGCAAAATCGTGCATATGGCGAATTAGGTCATCCAGATACACCATCTATTAATCTAGATCGTGTATCCCATTTAATAGTTGATCTACACAAAGAAGGCACAAATTATATTGGTAAAGCAAAGATTTTAGATACGCCAATGGGTCAAATCGCCAAAGGTCTTTTAGATGGTGGTGCAAACTTAGGAGTATCTTCAAGAGCACTTGGTTCTCTACAAATGAACAAAGAGGGTGTTCAAGTGGTTCAGGATGACTTTATGCTGTCTACTGCAGCAGACATCGTTGCTGACCCATCCGCTCCAGATGCTTTCGTCCGTGGTATTATGGAAAGTAAAGAGTGGGTATTTGTTGATGGAAAGTTTGTGGAAAAGCAGATTGAGGAAGTTAAATCTTTTATTAGAAAAACTTCTTCTCGCAATTTAGAGGAAGCCAAACTACGTGCTTTCCAAGATTTTCTGACTAAAATCAGATAAATAATAAATAATTACATAGAACTATCCAGTTAGGAGAAAACGATGTCAATCGAACAAAAAATCGCTGAAATTCTTGCTGAGTCAAAAGCTGCTGCTCTCGAGCAACAAGTCGCTGACACTCAGGAAGAAACTATTGTAGAAGAGGACGAGACTGTTGCTGAAGAAGCAGTTAAGCCAACCACTCCTCCTGCTAATCCAGACAATGCTAAAAACAATGTCGATCAAGAGAAAGCAGCTGAAGGTGGAACTTCTAAAACTAAGAATAAAGCCAATGAAGACGAAGAAGCAGCTGAAGCCAGCCATCTTCCAATCAAAGGTGTAAAAGAAGATATTGATGCTCTTATGAATGGTGAAGAACTCTCTGAAGAGTTCCGTGCTAAAGCAACTACCATTTATGAAGCAGCTGTTACTACTCGTGTAAAAGCAGAAGTAGCACGTATCGAAGAAGAATACGCAGCACGTCTTGAAGAAGAAGCTGCAAAGATTGCAGAGGGTCTTGTTGAAAAGGTTGATGGATATCTCGACTACGTAGTTGAGCAGTGGATTGCACAGAATGAAATAGCCCTTGAGCATGGTATGAAGTCCGAAATCCTTGAAGGATTTGTTGCTGGACTTAAAGGTCTTTTCGAAGAACACTATATCGATATTCCAGAAGAGAAGTTCGATGTATTAGGTTCAATGGAAAGTAAAGTTGAAGAACTCGAAGCAAAGTTAAACGAGCAAGTTGCTGCTAATGTCGAATTGAATAAAACAATCGGCGAACTAAAGCGTAACGAAATCGTTGAAACTGCATGCGAGGGTTTAACTGATACTGAAGTAGAAAAACTAAAAGGTTTAGCAGAAGAACTTTCTTATGAAGACGCTGACACTTTTAAATCAAAAGTTCAGACAATTCGTGAGAATTACTTTACTACCAAGCAACAAGCGGAAGTAACATCCGTGGTAACTGACGAGCCAGTAGAAACTTTAACTGAGGAAAAGAAAATTGACCCAGTAATGGCAAAGTATCTATCTGCTCTCAACCGTAAGTCTTAATTTTTTCAAAAGGAAAACTTAAATGAATCGTCAAGAATTATTAAAAAAATGGGCACCAGTTCTAGAAGCTGAGAATGCTCCAAAGATTGCAGACAGCTATCGTAAAGAAGTTACTGCAGTTCTATTAGAAAACCAAGAGCGTGAGATGGCTAAAGAGCAACAAGCTCTTTTCGAAGCTGTTCCAGCAAACGCAGGTGGTACTGGTGTTGCTTTAGGTGGCGCAGGTACTAATGCACAAATGGCTGGTTACGATCCAGTATTGATCGCTCTAGTTCGTCGTGCTGCTCCACAGCTTATCGCTTATGATATCGCTGGTGTTCAGCCAATGACTCAACCAACTGGCTTGATCTTCGCAATGAAGTCACGCTATACTTCTCAGAGTGGTACTGAGGCTCTATTCAACGAAGCAGATACTGACTTCGCTGGTACTGGCACTCACGCTGGTTCTAACCCAGTTTCTGGTGCTTATACCACTGGTACTAGTATCACTACTGCTAACGCAGAAGATCTAGGTGGCGCAACTACTTTCAATCAGATGGCATTCTCTATCGAGAAGACAACTGTAACTGCACAAACTCGTGCTTTGAAAGCAGAATACACTGTTGAACTTGCACAAGACTTGAAAGCAGTTCATGGTCTTGATGCTGAAGGCGAATTGAGCAACATTCTTTCTTCAGAAATCCAAGCTGAAATTAACCGTGAAGTTGTACGTACTGTTTATGCTGCTGCTAAAACTGGCGCAGAAGTTAACACTGCAACTGCTGGTACTTTCGACATGGACGTTGACTCAAATGGTCGTTGGTCTGTTGAGAAATTCAAGGGACTATTGTTCCAGATCGAGCGTGAAGCAAACGCTATTGCACAGACTACTCGTCGTGGTCGTGGTAATTTCATCATCTGCTCAAGCGATGTTGCATCTGCTTTAGCAATGGCTGGTGTTCTTGACTATGCTCCAGCATTGTCAACTGGTCTAAATGTTGATGAAGCATC